GTTCAGACCCTTATAAAGACATTTTCCCAGACATCTCTTTACAAGCGGATAGTAAATCTGCATCAAGATGGGGTACTAATCATAATGGTGAGTATTTCGCTATTGGTGTTGGCGGCGCTCTTGCTGGTCGTGGAGCAGATCTATTTATAATCGACGATCCCCACTCAGAACAAGATGCCAAACTGGGCAAAGGCGACGTGTTCTTGCCAGCTTGGGAATGGTTTCAGTCAGGGCCTCTACAAAGGTTGATGCCGGGGGGAGCAATTGTAGTAGTAATGACGAGATGGTCGAAGCTAGACCTAACGGGACAGATTATCAACCAGATGACCAAGAACGACGATGTTGATGACTGGGAAGTAGTAGAGTTTCCAGCTATTTTAGAGGATAAAAAGGGAAATGAAGTTCCATTATGGCCTGAGTTCTGGCCACTAGAAGAATTAAAGGCTAGACGTGCTGCATTAGACATACGATATTGGAATGCACAGTACTTACAGAACCCAACATCGGAAGAAGGAGCACTAATCAAGCGAGAATGGTGGAATATATGGGAAGAAGAAGACCCACCTCCGTGTGAGTTTATAATAATGACACTCGATGCTGCTCAAGAAGCCAATAATAGAGCAGATTATAATGCATTAACAACATGGGGTGTATTTCTTAACGAAGAAACTAACAACTACGCTATAATATTACTGAACGCGATAAAGGAGCGTTTGGAATTCCCTGAACTTAAGCAGCTTTGCTTAGAAGAGTATCAAGAGTGGGAGCCAGACGCCTTTATTGTAGAGAAAAAATCTAATGGGGCAGCTTTATATCAAGAGTTTAGAAGAATGGGAATACCTGTTGGAGAATTTACGCCTGGAAAGGGACAGGATAAGATTAGCCGTGTTAATGCTGTGTCTGATCTCTTTAGTGGTGGGGTTGTTTATGCACCCGATAAGCGTTGGGCGCATGAGGTCATTGAAGAATGTAACGATTTCCCTAGTGGTGCCAACGATGACTTGGTTGACTCCACAACTTTAGCGCTTGCTCGTTTTAGGCAGGGCGGATTTATTCGATTGCCGAATGATGAAGAGGATGATATAGTGATGTTTAGGGGTAGAAACCATAAAAAATATTATGCAGTGTAATGAGGATAAATAATGGCAGATATAGATAAAGGACTGTATGCAGCTCCAGTAGGAGTTGAAGAGATGGCTGAGTCAGAAGAAGCTATTGAAATAGAAATAGAAGACCCAGAAAAAGTTACTATTGGAATTGGTGATAACGAGATTGTTATTGATCCAGATAGAATGGATGATGATGAGTTTTCTGAAAACCTAGCTGAAGAACTAGATGAACAATATCTAGCTGAACTATCCTCAGATTTACTCGAAGATTTCTCTAATGATATAAACTCTAGAAAAGACTGGCTTGAAACTTATGTTGATGGCTTAGAACTTCTTGGTCTTAAGATAGAAGAACGTACTGAACCATGGGAAGGCGCATGCGCTGTCTACCACCCACTACTCTCCGAAGCATTAGTTAAATTCCAAGCTGAAACAATGATGGAAACCTTTCCAGCTGCAGGCCCTGTGAAGACTTCTATTATTGGTAAAGAAACACCTGAGTGTTTAGAATCAGCAGCACGAGTTCAAGAGAATATGAATTATCAACTCATGGATAAAATGCCAGAGTATCGACCTGAACATGAGAGAATGTTATGGGGACTAGGTTTAGCAGGTAATGCATTCAAGAAAGTCTATTATGACCCAGCATTAGAACGTCAAGTGTCATTGTTTGTACCAGCTGAAGATATGGTTGTACCTTATGGTGCTTCTAACTTAGAAACAGCAGAGCGAATTACTCATGTAATGCGTAAAACAAAACAAGAAATTCATAACTTGCAAGAAATAGGTTTTTATAAAGATATAGATTTAGGTGAAGCAGATTATGACTTAGATGAAGTAGAGAAAAAAATTGCAGAACAGATGGGTTTTGATGCTACTAATGATGATAGATATAAAATACTAGAGATGAATGTTAACCTTGACTTAGAAGGTTATGAAGACAAAGATGGAAATAGAAAAACAGGAATAGCATTACCTTACGTTGTTACTATTGATAAGGGCACTACAGAGATTTTAGCAATTAGACGTAATTGGAATCAAGATGACAGTATGAAAAAACGCCGTGAACATTTTGTTCACTATGGTTATATACCAGGGTTTGGATTTTACTGCTTTGGACTAATACATTTGATTGGTGGCTTTTCAAAATCAGGCACAATGTTATTAAGACAGTTAGTAGACGCAGGTACATTATCTAATCTCCCAGGTGGATTTAAAGCAAGAGGCTTACGTATTAAAGGTGATGATACACCAATTGGACCAGCAGAGTGGCGTGATGTTGACGCACCATCTGGAACTATCCGTGATAACTTAATGCCACTACCATATAAAGAGCCAAGTCAAGTGCTCGCTGCTTTAATGGATAAAATTATTGACGAAGGTAGACGCTTTGCTTCTGCTGCAGATATGAAAGTATCTGATATGTCAGCTAACTCTCCTGTAGGTTCTACACTTGCAATACTAGAACGAACACTCAAAGTAATGTCGGCAGTTAATGCACGTATCTACTACTCAATGAAAAAAGAGTTTGGATTACTTAAGACATTAATTAAAGACTACACAGACCCAGACTATCAATATGATCCTGCATCAGGAACACCCGGTGCTAAACAAGCTGACTACGATAAAGTAAATCTTATACCTGTAGCTGATCCTAATGCTGCAACTATGGCACAGAAGGTTGTTCAGTATCAAGCAGTTATGCAAATGGCTCAACAGAATCCAGATATATATGACTTGCCAGAACTCAATAGACAAATGTTAGATGTGCTAGGAGTTAAGAATGCAGAGAAACTCATCCCTAATAAAGATGATATAAAACAGCTAGGTCCTGTTACAGAGAATATGAATATTATAAATGGTAAACCTGTTAAAGCATTTCTTGACCAAGACCATGAAGCCCACATCGCAGTTCATATGGCATTTACTGATGACCCACTAATTAGAAAGATAGTAGGACAAAGTACAAAAGCAGGAATGATACAAGCTGCTATGGAAGCTCATATTGCAGAACACATTGCTTTCCAATATAGATTAGAAATTGAGAATAAACTAGGTGTACCACTTCCACCAATAGATGAGCCACTACCAATAGATATTGAGAATGAAGTTGCTAGATTGACAGCTGAAGCTGCACCTAAAGTTCTAGGTGACAGTAGTCTAAAAGCTTCTGAAGAAGAAAGACAGCAACAAGCTCAAGACCCAGTATTACAAATGCAACAAGCCGAACTTCAGATTAAACAAGAAGAAGCTAAAACTAAAGCTCAGAAAATGATGGCTGATATAGAACTAGATAAAGCTAAACTAGAACTGGATAAACAGAAAGCAACGGTAGAAGTACAGAAAGATGTGATGTTAGAACAAGCTAGAATTAAATCACAAGAAACAATTAAAGGTGCTGATATAGGTGCTAAAGCTGAAATGCAACAAAAAGATATAACAACTAAAGAAGTTCTAGAAGGTGCTAAATTAGGAGCACAAGCAATTAACAAAGAAAAAGATATTGCTTTGCGCTCAGAAGAATCTAGGTTACGTAATGAGACTATTGCACATACGCAAAAGTTAAGAGACAGAACCGAGATAAAAGAAACTAAAGATGAGGACAATACTAACTAATAAAAAGGACTAAAATGGCAGAGAAAGAAACGCTTATGCTTTTATCCAGCCAGATAAAAGAAAGACGCAACGAAGTAACGGAAGACATGGCTAGAGGTGGTGCAGACCTTGGAGGTTATCAACATGCATGTGGACAGGTTAGAGGATTTGATACAGTCCAAATGATGATATCTGATATGCTAGTAGTGCATCAAAAAAAGAACGAAGACTTTGAAAGCAGTCCTACGGACAGTGTTGTAAAGATAGGGGGTAAAAAATGAGTATAGCTACCCCTGACAAAACTATAGTCTCCAGCTCTGGAGCACCTATTAAAACTAAAAACACAACTACCACTGATGGTAAAAAAGTAAGTGAGGATGAAGCATTAGCTAAACTTACTACACAACTACCTGATGTTAAAGGATACCGCATATTATGTATGGTGCCTGAAGCAGAAGATACTTATGAAGGCGGAATTATTAAATCAGATTCTGTAAAACAAATGCAAGAGCATGCAACAGTGGTCTTATTTGTTATGCAGCTAGGGGATTTAGCTTATCAAGATGAAGCTAGGTTTCCAACAGGAGCATGGTGTAAAGAAGGAGACTTCGTTATTACTAGAGCTTATGCAGGTACTAGAATTAAAATACACGGAAAAGAATTCCGCATTATTAACGACGACACGGTTGAAGCTGTAGTGGATGATCCACGTGGCTACGAGCGCGCATAGGAGAGCAAAGATGGCAGAGATAATAAATGAAATACCCGATGAATTAGATATGAAAGGGGAAGAGCTAGAAGTCGATTTAGATGAAGGCAAAAAAGCCAAACCTGAAAAATCTACAGCTGATGTTGAAAGAGTAGAACAAGAACCTAAGCAAGAAGAATTGTTTATAGAGGAAGAAGATGATACTCCTCCTGAAGATCGAGGCAAAGAACCACTACCTGACGATATTGTAAAAGAGGTAGAGGGAGATACGTTAGAAGGATACTCTGAACGAGTTAAACAACGCATGGCGCAGTTGAAAAAAATGCATCATGACGAAAGACGCGAGAAAGAAAAAGCTGAAAGAGAAAGACAAGAAGCCGTTACTTATGCACAAAAAGTAGCAGACCAAAACAAAAAGCTACAGACTACACTAAGCACAGGTGAGGAAGACTATATTAAGACTTTAGTTAGCGCCTCTGAAACCGAGCTTAAAATTGCTAAACGTGATTATAAAGAAGCTTATGAATCTGGAGACACAGAGAAAATAGTTGAAGCTCAAGGAGCAATGAATAGCGCTCAAATGAAATTAGCTCAAGCTAGTGGATTAAAACCTCAATATACTGCTTCACAAGAGGTAGAAAATAGTGTAGAGTCTAATCAACAACAAGTACAACCTCAAGTTGCTAAACCAGACGCAAAAGCGCAAGCATGGCAAGAAACAAATACTTGGTTTGGTAAAGATGAAGAAATGACTTCATTAGCTTTAGGAGTACATGAAAAATTAGTCAGGAGTGGGTTAAGTCCTACAAGTGACGAATACTATCGTCGTATAGATGAAACGATGCAAAAACGATTCCCTGAGAACTTTGGGGATAATTCGTTGGAACCGGAAGAAAAACCCGCCCAACGCAAACCTTCGAATGTAGTTGCGCCGGCAACGCGTAGTACCGCGCCAAAAAAAGTACGATTAAGTAAGACACAAGTTGCTTTTGCGAAAAAGCTGAAACTTACACCGGAACAATATGCACGAGAAATGATTAAATTGGAGAACGCAAATGGATAAGGTAATTAAAAGAGAATCAAGAGATACTGAAGTAAGAGAAGACGTAGCAAAAAAATGGCAACCTGCCTCACTCCTTCCAGAGTTTACTAAAAAAGCTGGATGGGCCTATCGTTGGATTCGAGTTTCTTTATTGAATGAGCCTGATAACATGAACGTATCTTCAAAAATGCGTGAAGGCTGGGAACCGGTGAAGCATTCGGAACACCCAGAAGTCGTATTACAAGCAGACCCCAATAGCCAATTTAAAGAAGGCATAGAAATTGGAGGTCTATTATTATGTAAAGCTCCTCAAGAAATGATGGACCAAAGACAAGCTTTTGTAAATGAAAAAACAAGAGCACAGACCGAAGCAGTTGACCAGTCATACCTGAATCAAAATGATCCTCGTATGCCTAAGTTTGCAGAAGGTCAGGAAAATGGTAAAAGTTTCGGAAGGGGCAAAAAATAAATAGGAGAAACAATCATGGCAACTACAGCTACGCCCTATGGGCTTAAAGCAGTAAACCATATAGGCGGTACCCCTTATGCGGGCTCTACACGTCTATTACCGATTGCTTCTGGATATGCAACTAATATATACAATGGCTCGGTTGTTGCAATCGTAGCCGCGGGAACTGTTGAAATTGTTACAGATTTAGGTAACAACGCAGACGCATTCCCTGCCGGTGTTGTTGGTGTTTTTGTAGGTTGTACTTACACAGACCCTAATCTCGGCACAGTAGTGTTTAGACAAAACTGGCCTACAGGCACAGTAGCAGATGACGCTCAAGCATATATTGTTGACGACCCAGATGTAATCTTTATGGCACAAGCGGACGGTGCAGTTACACAAGCTGACTTAGGTCAGAATACTAACTTCGCAGCAGTACAATCTACAACTACAGGTGATACTACTACAGGTAATTCTAATAGTGCAGTATCTTCTACAACAGCTACGACAGCAACTATTGCTTTCCGTATTGTTGATTTTGTAGATAGTCCAACTTCAACCGTGGGTGACGCATTCACAGACTTATTAATTAAGTTTAATGCAGGTATTCACTCATATGACAATGCAACTGGAATCTAATTAAGGAGAATAAAACATGGCAATTTCAAGAGCCCAGCTCCTTAAGGAGCTATTACCAGGACTTAACGCGCTATTCGGTTTAGAATATGAGCGTTACGGAGAAGAGCATAAAGAGATTTACGAAACTGAATCTTCAGATCGCTCATTCGAAGAAGAAACAAAACTAGCTGGCTTTGCAGCCGCACCTCTTAAGTCAGAGGGAGCAGCTATTGCGTATGACAACGCACAAGAAGCTTTTACAGCTAGATACAATCACGTAACAATTGCTTTAGGATTCAGTTTAACTGAAGAAGCAGTTGAAGATAATCTATATGATAGTCTTTCAGCTCGCTACACTAAAGCTCTTGCACGTTCAATGGCAAACACTAAACAAGTTAGAGCAGCTAATGTTCTTAACAATGGTTACAACCAGAACTTCCTTGGTGGCGATAACCGTTCATTGTTTGGTACTAATGCCGCTGGTGCAGTTACTAACCACCCATTAGTTTCAGGTGGTACTAACAGTAACACACAAGCAACACCAACAGACCTTAACGAAACAGCATTAGAAAACGCAGTGATTCAAATCGCAGCATGGACTGATGAAAGAGGTCTATTGATTGCAGCTAAACCACGTAAGTTGGTTATTCCACCTGCTCTTCAATTCGTTGCTACTCGTTTATTAGATACTCAACTTCGTGTTGGTACAGCTGATAACGACCTTAACGCATTAAGAAATAATGGTGCAATACCAGAAGGTTATACAGTAAACCACTATCTAACTGATGGTGATGCTTACTTCTTAACTACTGACGTGCCTAACGGTATGAAGCATTTTGAAAGAACTGCTTTAACAACTTCTATGGATGGTGATTTCGATACAGGCAACGTAAGATATAAAGCCCGTGAAAGATATTCATTCGGTTGGAGTGATCCACTAGGTATGTGGGGTTCACCAGGTGCATAAGTAGTTTCATAGTTCTACTTAAAGCACTACCTCTGAAAAGCCCGGCTCCTCTCTGCTGGGCTTTTCTTTATCTAACACTCATGGATATCCTTATAGCGTAACTCTATACGGTATATATAATCTTTGTATCAGCAATGCTGAAATCTAAAATAAAGGAGAAATATTATGTGGACTAAACCAGCTGCTACAGAAATGAGATTCGGTTTTGAAGTAACAATGTACGTAATGAACAAGTAATTGTTTGTTTTAAACTAAGGGACTTCGGTCCCTTTTTTATTGTGTAAAAGCACTAAATAGAGTATCATTAATTATCTGGGAACATCCAGCTTATCAGACTGCCCCAGCAGACGCATACACGACCGATAAGCTTAACTTTGTATGGAGAACTTAAAATGTCAAGATCAACCTTTTCAGGTCCCGTTGCCTCAACTAACGGATTTGTGCCTACAGGACCTTCATGGCCTGTCAATGCTACAGCAACTGTTACAGCTCAGAATCTTCAAGTAGGATACCTTACTTCTACTTCAGCAGCTACAGTAACTATCACTCTTCCTATTACTACTACAGCAGGTGGTGTTACAGGAGTATCTCAACAATTGGGTGCGGTAAGAGGACAACAATTTTCTTTCGTAGTAGATAACACCGGTGGCGCTAACAATGTAACAGTCGCTTTAGGTACTGGCGGATCATTATCTGAC